ATATTACGTTTTTGAAAGAGGTAGTTTTGATTTAAAAACAGAGATTTGGCAAGGTGATTACTTTAAAATAGAATTGGATGCCTAACTATACAGAACGCACAGTATTATCTAAACCTCGCGACTTTGCAGAAGTTGCTAATAACGCAGGAAGTGGCGGAGTGGTAAACAACAATGTTACAGAAACAATTAATAATGTTACAGTAAATGGCTCTGCCGTTTCTATCTTTAATCAAGAATTTCTTGATACAACATCTGCTATATTAACATGGACACAGAATAGCGGCAAGTTGCCGACAACTAATTTATTAGCAGCTATTCACGTTTACCAAAATGGGCAGAAATTAGTAGATAGCCAATATTCTATTACATTACCTGCTACTATTACCATAGATTCTAACACGCATTATGATGGAAGTAACTACATTGTTTTTGCAATAAATATAAACTAATGGAAGAAATAAAAGCACCAAAGAAAGAAAGAAAGTTTTTAAAAGGACTTGGCGAGATTGCCCTTGTACTTATCCGTGAGCTTGTGCTTGGCATTGGCAAAAAGGTAATTAACAAAGTAGGCAATAAACGAGAAAAACTTGTTATTGCCATTATTATCCTTGGCTCCTCCGTTGCCTTTGCCCAATACCCAGCAACTGGAAATAAGCAAAGATTAGGTTATCAGACTACGGGCGATGGGTTGGTTTTTAGGGGAAGGTCAAACGATACAACGGCATTAAAACCAAGCAGTTTAAATAATGCCTACCATCTATTTGACACAGTTAACAACGTCTTATTTAGCTATATAAAGACTAAAGGAGGATGGCAATTTAATAATGCAGACACAGTCATTGTAAACAACAATTTTTCACAGCCTGTTGATTCATTATTTTTTAAAACAAGTGTATCTCCAAACAATTTGGACACTGCTAAAATGCGATGGGATTATGAGTTAGGTACGGTTGTTTTAGGAATGTACGACAAAGTGCCCAATGAAATAGGATTTAAAAACTTTTGGCTTGTTAAAAATCAAACAGGATCAACTATTACAAAAGGCAGCATCGTGTATGCTAATGGCACGGTTGGAGCAAGTGGCAGAATAACAGTTGCAAAGTTTATAGCCAACGGCTCAATAGATGCAAAATTGCTATTAGGAATAACCGCACACGATTTAACTAATGGAGAAGATGGCTATGTTATTTCCTTTGGCAAGATAAGACAAGTTAACACCGATACCTTTGCAGCTGGTGCAATCCTTTACCCTTCGCCAACGGTGGCTGGTGTTTGGACAGATATTGAGCCAGTTGCTCCTAACATTGATATGCCTATCGGCTTTTGTATAAATTCTCATGTAAATAATGGTACGATTGGTATTCGTGTAGCATCGGGTTATAGTTTAAATGAATTGCATAATGTGGCTATTTCTTCACCGGTTGAAAAATCAAGTTTATATTATTCTGGTGGATTATGGCGCGACACAACTGCGGCATTGTTGGTCAGTGATACGGCAAGTATGTTGACAAATTATTTACGTACAGGTGTTGCAGCTTCGACTTACACACCTTTAACAAGGTCAATATCTACAACTGCACCATTGCAAGGAGGAGGTGATTTATCTGCAAATAGGACATTTTCTATTACACAAGCAAGTGGAAGTGTAAATGGATTTTTATCAAGTACAGATTGGACTACATTTAATGGCAAAGGAAATGGCACAGTTACAAGTGTTAGTGGTTCTGGTGCAATATCAGTTGCAACTGGTACAACTACTCCAGTTATAAGTATAGCAGACGCAGCATTTGGTACTGCCGGAATTGTTACATCAACAGGTACACAACAATTTAGTGGTGATAAAGTATTTGAAGGCATAACACAATTTAACGGAAGAGCATTATTTAAAGATTATACCTACACTGCAACAAGATTAGCAGGATTATCTTCTACAGATAGATTTGCAACAGTCGGAATAGGCACAGGTCTATCTTTGACAAGTGGCACATTGTCTGCAACAGGAGGCAGTGGCACGGTGACAAGCGTTAGCGCAGGAAGTCCTGCAAATGGTTTAAGCGTTGCAACAGGAACAACTACACCAGTTATATCAATGGCATTAGCTGGGAGTGGAACAATAGGAGTTGTAAGTGCTACTACACAAACATTTGGAGGAAATAAAACATTTACAGGAACAATAGATGTTTCATCAACTGGAACATTTGGTGGTAGAGTAAATACACCATGGTTAGAAAGACAATACACATATTCTACAAGCTCCTCTTTTACCGTTAGTGTAAATACATCATGGTTAGATATAAATACAAGTGTTCTTACAACTTTAACTCTTCCAAGTGCAGCTACATATCCTGGCAAAGAGTTGCATATTCGTCAATCAGGTACAGGGCAATTACAATCTGCATCATCTAATGTTATACCTTTTACTTCAGCTCCTACTGGTAGTACAGGTACAGCTATTTTAAATCCAACAAATAATAAAGCAGTTACTCTTGTTAGTGATGGTGTAAATTGGATAATCATGCAAAGAAGTACAAATTAATAATTTAAAAACTATGAAATCAATAATACTAAAACTTTTTTATCAAGGCTACGAGTTTATTGCCTTCTCCCTGTGCTGCGGCTTCATTGCTTCGTTCTTCATCCCTATCAAAGGCTTCCTGCTTTTTACGGTTGCAGTTGTTTTTGCGGACACAATCACGGGCATAAAAGCGGCAAAGAAGGAAGAACAAAAGATAAGCAGCAAAGGATTGTATCGAACAACAGAAAAGATTGTAGTTTATTTTGTAGCCATCCTTATTTTTGAAGGTGCAAAAAATACCTTTTCAATACCTTTTCCAATAACCTACATGGTGGCAATGATGATCTCTGCAACAGAATTATTTAGCGTGGCGGAAAACATCAAGCGGATTACTGGCGTTGAATTAGGTACATTAATATCAAGATTTTTCAGACGTTAAAAACAAATAATCATGCAGACTAATTTAAAAGAGGTTTTAAAATCAGCAGACACAATCAAAAGTCCCATAGGTGACATTGCTTGTTATTCAATGAACATAGCGGAACTTGCCGGAGAGGTAAACGTATTTATGGAGGGCAATAAAGTCAAGTTCACATGGAAACAATACATTCAACTTGCTCAAATCATTTGGGATAAGATTAAAGAGACATCACGCGAATGTGCAGGCAAAGAAATAGAGGTAAAATTGCCTCCAAAATTATCAATCGTAGGCGCAGCTTTTGCACTGATCGGTTTTAAATTATAGGCGCAAAAGAATCGCTACCTTAGGCAGCCAAGGGCGTTGTATTGATTTACACCGCCCTTTTTTTTAAAAAAAAAACGATGTTAAAGAAATTATTCCCAAATACACATGAATTTTTAGATTTTCAAGTGTACCAAAAAGACAGGTATTTTTTACTTATATCGGATGTTCATTTAGATAGTGTTCACTGCGATAGAGTAAAGCTAAAAGAACACCTTGATTTAGCTTTAGAACGAAATGCACCAGTATTTATATTTGGTGATTTGTTAGACTTGATGCAAGGCAAATATGATCCTCGTTCCAATAAAGCAGATTTAAATCCAAAATACAATACTGCAAGATATATAGATGAAGTCATTAAAGATGTGGTAGAATTTTTAACACCATACAAATCTATATTAGCTTTCTATTCACCTGGCAACCATGAGACAAGTGTTGAAAAACGCATTGAATATGGCATAGTTGACAAAATTTGTTATCAGTTAGAAATGAGTCAAGGTAATTACTCTGGATATATTTATTGCAGGTTTTTTGCTTATTTTGAAGAAGGCACAAAAGTACCTTTAATTATTGGGTATCATCACGGATACGGAGGAGGTGGGCCAGTCACACGCGACACGATTCAGACCGCAAGAAAAGCCGTTTATCTTCCAGATGCAAATGTTGTTATTAGTGGTCATACTCATGATAGATGGATAGTTCCAATAACACGAAATCGCATAAGTCGTTATGGTGAAAGCATAGACCAACAATGGCACATTAAAACGGGAACGTACCAAAACGCACCAATAGATTTTAATGGCTATGCTATTGAAAAAGGTTTAGCACCTAAATCTGGTGCAGGTATATGGATGAAATACACCATTGGTTCTGACCTAAAATTAAATTACAATTTTCAATTTGCAGAATGAAACCAAATGAATTTTTAATATGCCTTGATGCCGGGCACGGTGGCATGAGAAATGGAACGGGCCCAGAGAAATATGTTACCTATCCTTCAAAGTGCTATCAACATCGCACAGGCAAATTTCATTCCTATGGATGGTTTTTCGAAGGAGTATTTAATCGCTCATTAGCTAATTATTTGGAGCAGTATCTTATTGATTATGGATTCCAAGTGAAAAAGATATATGAGCCTATCAATGACACAACATTAAATAAACGCTGCCAACTTGCCACATCCTACGCATCTGTGGCTAAACACTCTATCCTTGTTTCTATTCACGGCAATGCTGCCTCACCTACTGCCAGAGGTTGGGAGATTTTTACATCACCAGGACAAACTAAGTCGGATCTTCTTGCGACGTGCATCGGTGAGCAAGTTAAAACTGCTACACCAGGCTGGGTGCATAGGGCTGATTATACAGACAATGACTTAGACAAAGAGGCAAGGTTTCAAATGCTTACCGGTGTAGCCATGCCTGCTGTGTTGTCGGAAAATGGATTTTTTACTAATTATTCTGATGCTGGATTAATGATAGATGTTAATTGGCAGCAAAGTATTGCTAAAGCGCACGCAAAGGGCATCTTAGACTACGCAGTGCAGCAAGGTGTAGTGTGGGAATAAAAAAGGCGCAAGTATCTCTCTTGCGCCTCTTAGACACCTTAAACATCAACAAACACTAATTAACAACTATATTCTGCAATAACTTATTTAACATTCTAACCGCAGCTTCTTTGACATCCTCTTTCTCGTTGTTTATTTTAACTACCTGCCAAAGCAAAGATACCATTCTTTCTGGATTCATATACTCATAAAATTGTTTGTTTCTTTCATCTTTGGAATTGTAAAAAGAT